ATGACATACTTTGTAAATCAAAACAAACATCTAGTTTACAAAAGTATGGAATTCGATTTGAAAAAACATATCGAGAAGCTCAATAAATATTTGCCCCACGGGGCGCGGGTGCAGATAGCGCGGCGGAGTGGGGCTAGTTTGATATACGTGAAATTTTTGCTTTTGGGGCTGAGGCAGGTGAGTAAGGGGCGGGCCAAAAGTATGCGGGTATTGGAGGAGGCAGAGAGCTACTTGCTTGAAAACCCAGCCGGAATAGATATAGCGGCTTTTATAGGGATGTATGCGGCGATAAAAAAGCGGCGGGATAGCGGGGCGGATGTATTGGCGGATATTACACAAAGGTTTTTGGGAGAGGTGGAGTTGATGGCGGCGTGAAAAATTAGCGAGATGGTGAAGTGGTGAGATGGCGGTTTAATGATATTTAAAAAGTGGTTTAAAGCAAATTTAAGATATGAATTATTTGGCAGAAAATTTAAAGTATTTGCGGTGGAAAAAGGAGGATGGGGAGGGTAGAAGGAGATCGGTAAAGGTGATAGCTAACCAACTGGGGTGGAAGCGATCTACCTTAAATAGTTATGAAGTGGGAGTGGTGGAGCCATCGCTTGACAGGCTGATAGAATTGGCTGATTTTTATGGAGTGGGTTTGGATGATTTGGTAAGGAAGGATTTGAGCTCGCCCCTAGCCCTGCAAACATTGAAAGGGAGTGAGATTGGCGGCTGTGAAGGGTGTAGGGTGAGACAAACAATGAAAGTACTGCTGAAGGTAGTGCAGGAAAGTTTAGATAATCCATTTTAACCCCCTCAAGAAACACAATGTATTACTATAATCAAAAAATCTATATAGACCTGCCGACACTGGCGCGGGTGATTGGGGTGAAGGAAGATTCTATAAGTGAGGGTATTTCACAAAAAAAACTTTCTTATTCTACCATTCAATCCATTAAAGCCGGGGAACTGGGGGTGTTGGATTTGCACCCGAATGCGAATTTGTATTTGTACGACTCGCTTTGTGCGGTTCATCAGCTTAGGTTTGAGGCGGTGTATGGGGATATGAGGCGGTACTTTGCTTTGCAGACACAATTGAGGGATTTTATAGCAGTGAAGGCGAAGGATATAGATTGGCTGGTAAAAAGGGGCTTAAATCACGCGGAGGTGATGGATGTGGCGATGGGTGCGGAGGTGCTACGGTTTATGAGTCAGAAGCCCCAAGTAATCAAAGGGTATGGGTTTAAAAGCAAAGATGGGGAGTTTATACCAGCGATGCTGAGGCAGATTAGGGACTTAGAAGTAAGGGATAAGGGGCAATTGCTGTATAGGGGCTTGCAGTGTATTAGAATCAATACCGTGCAGGGGATGAAAGTGAAGCTGTGGGCGTGGAAAAAGGAGGGTTTGGAATGTTTGGTAAGTGGGAAAAAGGGTAATAGTAATGCGCTGAAAAGGGATGATAGGGTAAAGATGGCGATTAAACTACTGGCCAGCAGAGCGGATAAACCCAACTACGTGGAGGTGCATTATTTGTATAATCAACTAAGGCTGGGCAAAATTGAACTGGTGAATCCAGAAACCGGCGAAGTAATGATAGCCAGTGGGGACACAGGCAAGGGCGGCTGGCCGGAGCTGACGGCACAAAGTGTGTATAACACGATACAAGAGAGTAGAGCGGAGCTAGACTATGTGCGTTTATCCAGTTTGCAGTTTCAACAGAAATACCTGCCGCACGTGCATAGGAATAAACCGAACTACGCCCTCAGTAAACTCACGATGGATGATAAGGTGATGGCTTTGGATGTGGAGTTGGTGAATAAAAAAGGGGAAAAGCAACGGGCTAAACTTTGGGTTTACCTGATATTTGATGTGATGAGTGAGGCTTGTGTGGGCTGGGCGATGGGAATGGAGAAAAATACAGATTTGTTTCAACAGGCGATTAGGCAGATGTTTAAAAACTTATTGGCTTGGGGTATAGAGGTGAATCCGGGAGAGGTAGAAGTGGAACAACACATCGCGAATACGCAGGTGGAGCTATTGAATGGTTTGTTTCCGAATGTGCGATTTTGCCGGGGCGGGAATCCGCAAGAGAAACACGCTGAGGGATTGATAAAAAAAGTGCGGTATCAGCACGAGAAGAAAATGCTGGGCGGGGATTTTAAGGGGCGGCCATTTGCCCAAAAAATTGAAAACCGGCTTAATCAGGATTTGAAAATTAGGGCTTTGAAAGATTGGGAGGCGTTTGATTTGGCGGGGCGAATTATCTTAGACTATAATAACAACCCGGCAAAGCGGGGAGGGGAGCAAAGCCGTTTGGCGGTGATGCAAAAAAATATTAACCCGAACTTGGAAAAATTTAACTTAGCTAGTTGGGCATACTATATAGGAAAAAAGATTGAGAAAACGACTATCCAGCGTAATCAACGGTTTTTTGCGGATGGCCGAGACTACCACTTGGCTGGAAGCGATATTTTGACGCAGCTCAAAGGCTATGAGGTGCAAGTGTATATATTGCCCAGTACGGGCGGGAGTAAAGCTTATATCTATCAAAATGGGGTGTATGTGGGGGAAGCTTATGAGTTGACGAGCGACTTGAAGGTACAAACGGCACAGGTGGAAAAGAGTGATCTGGATGAAGATAACCTGAGTAGGTTTATGGAGTACCAAGCCAGTGTGAAAAAACAAATCAAGCAAAAAGCGGAGGAACTGAAAGGGTGGGAAATCAAAAGCCCCCTAGTACCCGAAGGGGAATTGAATACAGGAGGGGAAGAATACACGGTGGACGAGAGAGAGGGGAATCAAGAAGGTCTGCTGGAAAAAATGAGGAAATTGAGAACTCAAGAATTGAAGGAATATTATCAAAAACAAGCCTAAAATTTAATTTGTATGCGCGAAGAAGTAAAAAGAGAGATAGCCGAGAGTTTGCGGCAGTATCTCAAAAATCAAAATACTACCCAGAGCCGATTTTCAAAACTGGCGGCGGTGGGCGAAGCTCAGTTGAGCCATATCCGAAATGATAAATTTAGTATTCAGGTAAGCGGTAAGGACTCGCCGATAGATGATAAATATTTTTTGGCGATAGCGAGAGTAACCGGCTATAAAGTAACGGAGAGTTATTGGTTTCATTTGGATACGCGCAACTATAGCACCGGAGAACTGGCGATGACAGAGGCTAAACTTGACCAACAAACCCGGCTGATTAATGGGAAGGCTGGAACCGGCAAAAGCTATATGGCACAAAGATTTGTAAAGGAAAATCCGAATGAAACTTATTTAATAGCGGCTAAAAGTGATTATTCGCCCAAAGAATTTATGCTCACGCTGGCGGAGACCTTGGGGGTGAAACTAGAGGGGCGAGAGAGTAGGGCTAAGATTCGGAAATTGATCACGCAGCAGTTTGCCAATATGCAGAAACCGCTGCTTATCATTGATGAAGCGGAAGAGTTAAGTTTGACGTGCTGGACGGCGGTGAAGGATTTGTTGGTGGATTTGGAAGATAGAATCGGGCTGGTAATACTGGGGGCGGATAAGCCTAGAAAACCTTTCCTTAAAATGGTGATGAAATTTGAACAAATCGCTACTCGCCTACAACAATACGATAGTGTGAAGCATTTTGAAACCTTGAGTAAGGACGATATTAAGGCGGCTTGCCGCGAAATCGGGAAGGGCTTTGAGGATAAAGCGGTGGTAGACTGGCTGGTGAAATACTGTGAACATCAGCAATACCGAGAATTGCGCCGGTATGTAAGTAAAACTCTGCAATATGCTACGGAGGCTAATTTGGGGGTGAGTTTGGGATTAATGCGGGAGATATTTAAACAGCCTTAAAAACCCCGACAAGTCTGGATTTTTAAAAATAAGTGGTTGATAATCAGTAAATTAAAAAATATGCAAATAGACGATGCTAGGGTGTGGCGGCTCAAAGAGCGACTCACTCAATTGAAAGAAACTTTGGAGCTGTATGAGGCTAATCAGGCTTTGGCTCCTTGGTCAAAATGTGCTAAGGTGCAACTGGTAACTTATAATGCAGATAGTATGGAAAAGAAAAAGCTGTTTGAATTGTGTATTGTGGTGAAGCCGGAATTTGCAGAAGAAATGCTAGGGCAAGCGCGACATTTTTTTATCGAAGCGGAAAGTAATTTGGCGGCTCTGCGAAAATGGAAGGAATCGCCGGATTATCTGGTGTGGCAAGGTAAGTATAGTAGTGTGGATACTAAATGGATGAATTATGAGCAGGGCTTTTAAACGAATCGTCTTGCGGTTTATCAGCCAAAATAGGCCGGACTGGGGCGAAATGATGCGCTGGCTCCAAGAGCAAACGGGCTGGAATGAGGGTGGATGTGCACAATACATACATCAGCTTAGGGATAGTGGGGCGGTGATGTGGGTAACTGATTTCAGGGATGATTTGGAGGTTCAACACCTCACCCTTAGCCAAAGCGAAGAGGGACTAATACAGCGGGTGTATCGGGCGAAGAAAAGGGAAAAAAGGCGATGGATAAGGTTTAAACAAGATTGAGTAAATCATTGATAATCAATAAATTATAAAATTATGGAGAGTTATAATGCGTATGCTTTGAAAAGGCATATTGAGTTGCAGAAGGAAGACCCATTTAGAGGGTTTATAGTCAGTGATAACGGTAGAGGTTATTTGAAGCTTACGGAATTGCCGAGAAAACTAAAGGAAAGGAAAGGGGAGTTGGTGGAGCTGATGGCGGAGATAGTCGGACAAGAGGCCAAGCTTAGACGCATCTATGATAGTAATCCGAATGAAAATGTAGCCCAGTTGCGGGTAGTTAATATCCGAAAGGCTAATCTTATCAATGAGTTGAAACTAATTAAAGAAATGGAAGATGAAGCAAAGAGTAATTAGTTTAAGAACGCTTCGGGAGAAGCAATTTAAAATATTGGCTTTTGATGGGCAATGGAAGGAGTGGCTGGGGCAACCCGAATCGAATTTTAAGGCAGTGTTTTGGGGTAAAAGTGGAAGTGGAAAAAGTACGCTGGTTTTGCGCTTGTGTGATTACTTGGCCAAGTTTGGCAAGGTGGGTTATAATAGCTGGGAGGAAGGGATAGCCAAAACTTTTCAGGATAGGGTGGAAAGTAATAAAATTCAGAACCTAGACAAAATCTTCTTGTTAGAGAAATACTCATTTGAGGAGATGATGAGCGATGATTTTAAACGCAAAAGTTACAAAGTGGTAGTGATTGATAGCTCTAACTATATGAATTTGACTTATGAGCAGTTTAAGCAGTTGATTAATCGCTATCCTTCTAAAATCTTTATCATCATCTCGCAAATGAACGGCAAGGGGAAAATCAAAGGCGGTACGGATATTTTGCACGCAGCAGACATTAAAGTTTTTTGCTATGAAGGTACGGCCAAGGTAGAGAGCCGGTTTGCGGAGGAGAAACGGATTACGATTTTTGAGCGGAGAAAAAAGGCGGGCGAGCAATTGAGTTTGGATATAAACCCCCAAGCCCTTGAAAGGGGAGTTAATACAATGCTCAATGGGGTGATGAAGGAGGTTTTGGGGTGATGTGTACTTTTGATGATGATTTTGAGGTGGATTATGATACCTCCTGCCCGCATTGCGGACACGAGAAAACCCACCACCGCGAGTGCCGGGAGTGTGAAGATGGGCTTGTTAATCGCTTTGATGAAGACCCGCTTTGGTATGATGTAGATGAATGTGAGGTTTGTGATACTTGTAAAGGAAAAGGGTATGAGCATTGGTGTCCGAACTGTGGGGAGAGTGTGGAGATACAAAATCCTTACACCTGCTCTATCTGTGAAGATGAAATAAGTGAGATAGAGTGGGCGGAAAATAACGGACTTTGTAGGTCTTGTGATATTGCTGAAACAAATGCCGGTGAAAATTTTGAAGACGAAGGAGGTGAAGGATGAGTTATGACCCGAATTATGACCCAAATGTATCTTTGGATGATTTGTATGAGAAAAAGAGCTACGATGAATGGATGAAGGATTTTGAGCAATTGCAGGAAGCGGCTAAAAAATTTGATGCCGAACAACGAATGCAAAAGCTAAAACCACTTAATAGTAACAAAACCCCCCCAAAGAAAAAACGCAAGAAAGGAGGCGTAAAATGGAAGAAGAAAAAGTGATCTCTGATATTACAAAAAGCTTTAACAGGCTGAATTTGAACGCGCAAAGGGCGCAATTGATAGAGATAATAGAGGCTTATAATCAAAACGTGCAGTCGGCTCTGGATAATCAGAGAGAGCGTTTGAATTACACTAAGGAACAAGTAGAGTTGGCAGAAATAGAAATCAAGGAGCTAGAGTCAAAGGTGATTTCTATGAGTGATATAAAGATTTGATAAATGGACTTAATAAGCTTGATTTTGGTATTTGTGCTAGTGGTTGGCGGATCAATCTGGCTGGCACATACGGACGCACACGAAAGCCCCCATCTGGGGGCGGCTATCTGGAATAGGTTAAAGGATATTTACGAACAATTTAAACCCAATTTAAAGTATATTTATGGACACAGTAGAAACAGAAAAAAAGGAAGGAGTAAGTAAAAACAAGGTTTTGAAAAAACTCAAGGAAAACTACCCCCGGCTGATTAAACAACGGGAAGAAGTAGTGCAGGCTATCAAGCGGCTCAAGGAGTATTCATTATCACAGGTGGAGAAAGAGCTACTCGAGATTGAAAAAGAAGTGTATGCTTATGTGAAAGAAAACCCGGCAGAGTTTTCGGAAGAAAAAACGGACTTTGGAAACATCACCGTTCAAATTAAAAGAACGCCCCGCGTGGTTTTTTGTGAGAGCTTTCATAACCCTAAAGTTTGGGGAGCTTTTGTGCGTAAGTTTCCGGATGCCGTGTTGAAAGAAAAAGACGGAACCCCGAAGTTTGATTTCAGCCTAAAGTATATCAAAAATAAGCTGGCCGAAAAAGACGAGGATTTTGGCGGGTTTGTGGATGGTATCAATGAGGAAGAGTATAAAGTGGTAATTAGTTTGCCAGTGCCGGAATCGGCCTAAAATTAGGCCATTTTTTTTGCGCCTATATGCTCAAAATATAGGCGTTATTTTTTAAATCAAAAACAAATTTTATTTTTATGAGCAATCAAGAAGAGTTAAAAGAAGCAAGCAAAGTATTGCGAAAGGCTTTGAATGAGGTAGAGGTGGCCTTCACGAAGGGGATGCAAATAGCGTGGGAGCAAATGCACGAAATAGATAAAGCCATAAAAGCAATGGGAGATGCTCCAAAAGCTCAAGATTTGCCAATTAACACAAAATCCAATGGAGTGTCAGTATATGTCAACTGGGGGCACGGTGATTTTGTGAATGGCAAGTACCTAACTTTTGCACACCACGGTAAATACTATAGTTTTTTAGATAGACAGGGAAAGTTGATGGAGACTGCCTACGAAGGTTACTGGAATAGGGTGTATGGTAAAAGACTGGGGCAAAAACTGACGGAAGCGGGGTTTAGAGTGTTTTATACAGGGCATAACACTCAAGACCGCGAAAACTGGGAGCGGACTAATTTGGCTAATAACGACTACAACGTAGAAGTATTGCCGAAAAAAGGACGGGCAGTTTGGTTGGGTATTCACTTCAATGCCCACGGGATGGAAAATCAAGGCCAATCCATTGAGGCGCGAGGAGCTTCGCACTTTACCTCAAGAGGTAAGACCGAGTCAGACCTTATTGCTACAGTACTTTGGAAGCATTTTAAAGCACAAACACAAAGGTTTAAGATTGCTTACCGCGAGGATTTAAGGGATGGGGATGGAGATTACGAAGGAGATTATCAGGAGGTTTTGATGACTGTGATGCCCGCAATGATTTTTGAAACCTTATTTTTTACCAATTGGGAAGATTACCAACTCATTAAGAATAATGAGTTTATGGAAGCGGTTACGGATGCTTGGGTGATGGGTTTGAAAGAGTATTATCAAGTTTGACCCCCCACCCTTAGCCCTCCCCTTTGAGGGAGGGGGAAATATAGAAAAATAGTAAGTAATTGATAATCAAATGATTAAATAAAATGCAAGAAAAGGTGAGTTTTAAGATGGATAAGGACGAGTTGGTGTGGTTTGGTGGGGTTGTTGCCGGATTAATTAGCAAAAAATGGCAATATATAGACCGCTACGATTTAAAAAATAAAATGGCTCTGGCGGCTCTCACAGAATTTTATAAACGTAATTCCATAAAATTCACTTTACCCAAACCTACCAATAAGCTCATATTCAAAGCCTCAGAAGCTCTTGCATTTTGGAATTTTTCAGGACTATTGCCTCAAAATTATTTGATTATCGAGTTAAGAGATTTAATCCAACAAACTTATTTAACGTAAAGAGAAATGGAGACGACAAAGGAAAAAACGGGGGCTATTAGTTCCCAAGAGCGTAAGGAATTGTATGTAAAGTTTAATTTTTATACCGGAAGGCTACAAATCAATAGCCAAGAAAAAATTAGGTTGATTAAACTTCATAGCGAAAATCGGGCAAATGATTATCGCTTTTTGACGGATGAGGAACTGGTAAAATTGGTAGCTGATTTGGCTACTGCCTATTCAGCGGAAAATAAAACGGATGCGGAGAAGGAGTTTGAAAGTATGAATCAGATGCGGAGAAAGATTTTTTCAGTTTTGCGCGATACTTTTGCAATGAAAGGCGATGTAGCTCAACAAGTGGACAGCTGGCTGATGGCCAAAGGAACAGTGAAAAAACCATTGAACGCTTTGGGGCTTGAGGAGCTAAAACAGGTGTGTGATCAGTGCGACAAGCTCAATAAAAAAGAGCAAAGCCGGAAACGAGGAAAAATGAAAGCAAATACAAGCCCCGAGCCCTCAGAAGGGGAGGAAAATACAGTAATGAAAGTGGTGAAAGGGGGGGTAGAATAATGGTATCGGAAAATAATTATCACTATTGGCAAAAGGCGCAAGAACCGATTAGGACGGTGAAAGATTTACTGAAGACTTGGCTAGGAGCTTCGCCTTTGCACACCCACAAACTGGCCGAGGCACAACTTAAAGAGACTTGGCGAGCGGTGATGGGTGAAAAGGTAGCCAGTAGAACGGAAAGAATCTATTTGCCCCGGATGGAGGCGATGCTACACATTCAAATCAATAGCCGGGCCTTATTATCGGAGCTTATAGGGCAAAGGGTGGAGATAGAAGCGGAAATAAGAAAGGCTCTGCCGGAACTTCGGTTTAGTAAAATATTTTGGTTGTGATGGTAGATGGTACATTGCCTTTAGAATCGGATAAACCGCTGGTGAAAAATAGCCGATGGTGTAGAATGGAAGAGCAAATTTTGTGGAATCATTGGCCGGATTTACGCACAATTCGTTATCGGCTGCCGCATCGGAGCGGCTTGGCTATCAGGGCGCGAATGCAGGTAATTTGGAAGAGGAGGAAAAGAATGTTTAAAAAATAAGCAAATTGGTTGAGTTTTTGTTGTATTTGCTTAGGAATTTTAAGATTGCATATAAATTTTTTAGGTTGGAATAAAAGGCGGTCAATTGGCCGCCTTTTATTTTTGGGTATTTTTCAAGAATTTGCTAATATATTTGTCAAATTGGAATTATATTTGATAAGTTTTTTAACTTAAAAAATTATAACACAACCTAAAATATTAATGAATCAACCGTTGAACCCGGAGCCACTGCGCGACTTATTAGCTAATCAAGGCTCCTTGGATACTTTAGTTAAAAACTTTGATGACTTAGTGTACTATATCGGCTCTTTGAAAGATGAAGAAAGGGCGGCATTGAGAGCTGAAAGCTTTGAGTTTGTTTGGCTTTTGAAAGAAACACTGGTGGAGGTGTTTAACCCCTCCCGGCCTCCCCTTTGAAGGGGAGGGGAAATGGATTTTTTGAGGTTAGCTCTTACTAACTTTCAAAGCTGTTTCGTTGGGATTAGTTTGGGTGTAATTGCGGTATTTGTCAGTAGCCTCGTAAGTGGCTTGGGTGGTGTAGTCAAAAATATGCACCGGATGATTAGTGGTAGTGAGTTCTGAGGCTCGGGCTACCCGGCGAAACTTACCATAAAAATCACCTTCGAAGCCTTTGAGTAGCACGTGGATGGCCTCAATAAAGCGCAGGGTTTGTAAGGACTGGGGGCGATTGTGGCTGTTATAAGCAGTGCTACCCACTTGCCTTTGCTCAATGTGGATACGGATAGTTTCTAATCCGGCTTCTTGAAGGCGGCCTCGCTCGGTATATTGGGACTCGGCAAACTCGATAAATACGGCAGGTGTAGCATAAGCAATTTGATTTTCTTCGCTATCATATTGCCCCAAGAATAAATCTACGTGAGCAACGGCGGGCAAATCATAAGCGGCCAAAAATGCGATGCTTTCGGGGCTGGTAAGATGGGCGGCTATGTCTAGGTATAAAGCTTCTAAATAAAAGGGAGTATTCATAATTCAATAAGGGTTTGATGCACAGGCTTGCCTGTGAAGACACAGGCAAGGGCGCGTATTCATAATTTTTTTAACTCGGCGATTAATAATTTCTCGATATTCATTTGAATCCGGCGGGCGAGTAGTTTGGAATCGCCCATAAATTGGCGTTTGGGAATTTTCATTTTAGCCTTTCTTTGAAAGCCTTGGACTTTATGCGCCCTTACTTTTTCTTCCCTTCCCTTGCGGGAGCGTGTATGCGCTTTTCGGTTATGCTGTTTGACGGTCTGATTAACCGTGCCTTCAAACCCTTCATTGTGGGCTTGGGCGTATTTTACATCAGTGCCTACAGTAACACTTTCGGTGGTAGTTGCTAAAACTCGAATAGAGCGTTTTAAGCGGGCGGTCTTAACTAATATACCGCGTTTACCGGCGCGTTTGGCATAGGCTCCGCTATCAGCTCGTTTTCGGGGCTTCCAGCGTTCGTATTTTTCGTCAATGTAGCCTTGCCTCACAAAACTTTGTTTAAAAAAAGCCACGGCCAAACCGCCGACTAAACGGGGAGTTTGGCGATAGACTTTTAATAGGCTTTCATTTGCCTGAATGATTTTTTTGATACTCATATATTAATTAGGCAATTGCCTCTACATTTCGCACTATTCGTAATAAGGTTTCTTCCATCATTTTTTCAAAGTCTTGCGGACTTAGCCCGATACTATTGGCCACTTCTTTGAGATGGATCTTGGTGTCTTTCATCAGAGCCTCAATATTGACGGTGATATTGCGGGTTTGTTGAGCAGAGCTTACTACTTTGTCAGCGGCTTTTTCAGGGGATGCAGTAGGGTTGGCAGTGCCGCCGGGTTTGCCGGGCGTAAGTGAATCGCTTTTAGCTCCTTTTGAGCCTAAATCGGCGTTAGCATTTTTGGCTTTTTCTTCGGCTTCCTTTTTTTGTTTGGCTAAATCGGCGGCCAATGAAGATTTGTAACCCTTCTCGAAAGCTCCGGCCACGTTTAATTCATTGAAAGCCTTGATGCTATCTTTGACCCCGGAGCGAATGCGCCCGGCATCAAAGGTCATTACCCCAATAATCACCCGGCTAAGAGCCTCCATAGGAGTGTAAAGGGCTTTGGCAGTTTCAATTAAGCCGGCTAAAAAGGCGCGAAAGGTGGCGGAGCGTTCATAGGCGGTCTTAAGTCCTACCGCAACCAATACCAGTCCTGTAATTAAAGCCCCCAAAGGATTAGCGGCCATTATAATATTAATAGCCAGCATTATACCTTTGAATAATAGGAATAATTGGATTAAGGGGCTCATTGTATCAATCAACCACAAGGCGGTAGTAACCAAATTGCTTAAAAAATGGACTCCTATCTCGATATAAGGAAGCCAAGAGGTAAAGGCTTTTTGTAAATAATCAATACCTAAAGATAAAGCTTGGAAAAAACCGGTGCCGGTAATACCTAAATTTTGAAAAATTTGTACAGCACCGGCGATTATTTCATAAAAAAGCAATTGGCCTTTAAGAATTAAATTATCAAAATCGCCTTTTAGTTGATTAAAGGCAGGAGCAAACTCTTGCTGTTTATCAATTATTTTTTCTTCTAAGGCAATTCGTTGGTTTTGGGATTTTATAAAAGGGTCTTGTAAGTCTATTAAACCTTTCATTTCTAGTTTAGATTGGGCGATAAACTTTAAAAACTCCTTGCCAGCATCTTCACCGGGGCCGCCAAAAACGTTAGATACAGCCTCTTGATAGGCTTGCACATCCTTGATGTTAGTAACTTTGTTGGCAATTTCTTGGATTACTTGAAATTGGGATTTAGCTCCGCTGTTTAAGTCTTTGGTTATTTTGGCACTATCCATTCCTAGTTTAGCCAAAGCATCTTTAGCAGCTTGGGGCATTTCGCGAATGCGTAAACCGATTTCTTTGAGGGTGTCTGGGGCTTTGTCATTAAAAACGCCTTGTTTGATACCTTGCGACATTAAAGCTATAGTTTGCTCGGCACTCAAACCAATAGCTTTTAATTGGGTGGGATATTCTTTGATTTGTTCTAAATCTAATAATCCGTTGGTTGCTTGCAAGCCCTGTTGAATCAGATTTAATGACTCACCGGCGGTTAAACCAGCATCGGCATACGCTTTTTGTAAGGCATTGCCAGCAATGATAATGTCTTTGCTTTCTAAGTCAAAAGTTTTACTAAGTGCAATAGACTTAGAGGTTATATTCTCCATTTCTAAACCTGTAAGCCCAAAAATCGCTTTTACGCTTTGCTGATTTTTTTGAATTTCAGCCGAAACATCAAATAAATGTGAGCCCAAACCAATTACCCCGGCGGTCAGGGCGGCCACTCCTCCCGCCGCTAATACATAGGGGTTTTTAAGCAAGCCCACGAAGCTATCTAAGAAAGGGATTTGGGCGCGCATTTCGGCAAATAAGTTGGCGGTACTTAGTTGGAGGCTTTTAATGTGTCTGTCGACGGGGCTAAAAGCCTCCTTTATTTTGTGGAGACCGCCGGTTAGTTGGTCTTTTAAATTATAAATAATGTTTATGCCAATCATAATTTTATTTATGAGTTACAGGTTTAGAATTATGCGTTTTTAATAAATTTCTCGATTTTTTTGGTGTCGGCCTCAGCAACGTCCTTATAATAAGGATGCTGGGTGGTATATACTTTGCCGGTTTTGGCCGGATTAGTGGCTAATTCGGGGGCATAAGTAGGTAAGTCTTTTAATTTTTCTTTATCGGTTGGTTTAGCGATTTTGGTTACTTGAATCAATTCGCAGCGGCAGTTGTGATCTAAGGGTGGTTGATGAGTATCCCAAAAATCATCATCCACCGGCAAGGTGATACCGTCTAATTTGTCGTGGGATTTTCTCACTCTTTCATCTCCGGCGGTTTGCCATTTTAGATAGGGAAAAATATCCTTATCTTTTTCGTACTGCAACCAATTGCGGGCGTTTTGAGTAGCGGCTAAATAGGTATTGGCCTCAGTTTCTAAATAACTCACATTGTGATTGTTGTGAATTTTTTGTGCGGCGGCGGTGTATTCATCCGCTCCCTCTTGGGTGTATTTGCCCGCTAAAATTTTAAGTTCTTTGATTACTTGAAAAGTTTTGTAGGCGGCAAACTTTTCGGCATCCGTCAGTAAGTTGGCAAATAGTTTGGCCTCCGGGGAGTTTTTGGGGAGTTTGTCGATACTGGTTTCAAAACCATCACTAATACCGTTTTGGTATTGATTTTTGTAATAGGTAAATAAATCAGTATCCAAAACCTCCTTTAAAGTACCTTTAAAGACTTTTTCAGCCAGTCTTAAAAAGATAGCCAAGAGCGTATTATCAGCGGCATAGAAATGAGCCAAGGGTTTGAAATGGGTGTGGCCTTTGGTTTTTTTAGGTTGAGGTTTGACCTCTTCACCCTCCTCCTCTTCCGCTCCCTCTCCTTCTTCGGGTTCTGGATTAGGATTGGGTTCTTTGGGGTTTGGCTCTGGTAAAGCTTTGGGTTTGACGGGTGTGCCGTAGGTTTTTTCGATATAATTTTGGTCAATGTCAAAACTTTGGCTCAACCATTGGTCAATAGAGAGTTGATATTGCGCCAAAGGCAGGCGTTTGCTTAAATCAAACTCAAAGCGTTTGCCTTGTAAGGGCACACCCCAGCGCATTAGGATGGGGGATAAATTGTCATTGACTTCAAATTCAAGTTCGCGCAAATCCGCTTTGGTAATATCCGACTCTTTATCAGCGTGTACGCTGGCTTGGGCATAAGATTGCCCGCCATCAGTAGTCATTGTTTGCCCCAGTACCCGTTTGGATATTTCGGAGTTAGCACGATCAATCCCAACATTGAATACATTGGAAACATCCGTGCGGTTGACCTCTTTGAAATCAATGGTAGTACCGTGCGGAAACAAACCATAGGCAGCGGAGCCCATTTCCTGTAAGGTTTGTTCAATACGGTCAATCACTTGCTTATTGTTGCCGGTGTAAGTGGCAAAGCGAAAAGGAACACCAAACATTTCTTGGAATTGAGACCAAAACTGCAAAGTTCTCTTTTTAAAGATTGTGTGAGGGGCGCATTCATTTAACAAGCCGAAGTCTTTGCCTCCTACGAAAATATATAAATTATTATAAGGGCTTGCTTCTAACGATATAGTTTGTTCGCTATTAACATCCAATAAAACTTCTTTAGTATCAGGAATGATGTTTTCGCGCGGTAAAAGATGGACATTGTCAATCAATCCGCGATTGATATTTAAACCAATTACAGAGTAATCGTGGTATTTTGCCTCCATCGCAAAGCGGAGAAACTTGAAAAACCATTTTTTCTTAAAAAAACGAGTTAATGAATCGTCAATTTCTCCGGTTTTATCATCCGATATTTTGAAGGGTATATTTAATGCGTTTAAAGTGCGACTTTGTAAAACGGCTTGCAAATGGGCATCTTGGAGGGCATCAAAATAGACTTCTTGCATTACAATCCGGCGGGGACGGTAAATATCTAAGGCTTCCTCTTGACCTTGCCGCCAGTGGCTAATATCTACCCGGTACAAAAACTTTTGGCGGAGGACTAGGGGCATCAAAACCTCGTCGATTTTGGCTAAAAATTGAGCATCTTTGCTTAGATTATTTTCGGCCTTTTTTAAGCCCAAATTTTGAAGGGTATTTTTAAAACCTGATTGTACGAGTTTTATGAGATTTGCCATTGTGAGCGATTTTAAAGCTATTTTAAAGACAATATTTTTGACTTGTGTAAGTAGTTAAATTTATAAGCGTTTTGGTTATTAAAATTTATAAAATTACCAAAAATGATTAGACCGCGGATTAGAGCCAAAGCGAACCGCCGGGCTTTCTTCCTGATCGTCGGATAGCTTGCGTTTGAGGGTGGAAGTAATTTTATCTTCTTGAATAGCTTTTAGCCATTCCTTGGCCTCTTTGTATTGTTCGTATCTATCTTCGGGCACTTGGGCTTTGGCAATCCGGGAATACAATATATATAGGGTAAAATAAATGGTGTATTCTAGTAAACTTAGATTGCGGTTTGCTCCGCTTTGGGCATATTCGTAATCGATGTCAATTTGCCGGGATAGCATTTCTTTGATTTTGGACATTGCCATTTTTTCAGCTGTTTCCCGTTCAAAGTTGCTGTTATTGTTGCTAATCACCGCTAACTCTTCGTTATTGATGATGGGTTGATAATCCGTTAATTCAATAAATGCCATAATGTTTAGTAGTTAGAATTTGGTTTGGGGCGTTTGCCAGTGCGAGTTTCGCCCTCGTTGATATATGTTACCCCATTAAGTTTGCCGATTGCCCCGGCATCAGCATCCGGGGCATCATCGGGCGCGCCGGAGCCTTTCTCGAAGGCTAGGAGTTGGTCTAATTCGGCTTGTTCGTCGGAACAATCTTTGTAGGCTTCGTTATAAAATACATTTCTACGCTCCCAAAACCCGGATATTTGCTCTATTCGGTCAAATTTAGCGGCTTTGGGGCGGGTGTCGGCTTGCACCGGAATATAATATTTTCGTTTATCGCCTTCTAAGTCAAAATCATTAACAAATTCATCCATTGCAAATAAGCCTTCGATAAAATAGCTGACAGCGTATTTTTCCAGCTTTAAATCTTCGTATAAATCATAGAGCCAAATGGCGCACTGGGCGCGGGAGGTTTGGCGGCAAAAAACGGCAATGCGATGAAATTCGCGCCCGATTTTGCCCCAAAGCTTCATTGCTTTGAAATCGCCGGTTTCTTTGTAAGACAAATCGCCATACAATACGAGTGCATCATATTTATCTAAGCGGAGCATTTTTTTATATTGAATCCACTCGGCTTTAAATATTTTTCCGTCTTCAATGGGATTATTCATATACTCACGTTGGAAGGAGCGGAAAGTAGTATCGGCTTGTTTTTTGTCCCAGTACTCCTTAGTGTATTTAGCCTTCCAAGTGGGCTCACCGTTTTTGTCTAAGGCATTGATTTGAAAATGACGAACGGAAGGTAAGGATTTTAGTATATTGACTAGAATACTATTCTTATGAATGCGGTTATTAACTAATAAAAAACGGCCTCTTTCGGAGCCAAAGCACTGCATTAAATCATCAGTAATCCATTCAACGGACTCTTGGATTAGGCGTGGATTATTGCACCTTCTTTTATTGTCCACATCATCTACGACAATATAATCGGGTCGGTGCTGTCGTTTGCGAATACCGCGCGGGTTTTGGCCTAAACTTAAAGAGGAGAAATAGACCCCGCCTTTGGTTTGAAACTCGCCATCTGCCCAAGAGCCAGAAACGACCTGTTTGCCAAAGTCATTGATAATTAGTTGATTAAACTCAAACTCAGCCTGAATATCACCCAGCAAACGGCAGGCTTTGGGCTCGGTTTCACCGATTAACAACATAAAATTCATTTCGCCAATCAGCATATTACGCATAGGAAAACCTATATTGCCGTGCGTGGATTTGGCGCAGCCCCGATGCCCTTCAAAAACAACATCTACAAAGCTTTCACTAATTAAGGTGTTGGCAATTTTCGTATGATAAGGGGCGCAGGCGATTTTAGAGCCGTCAGCTTTGAGGGTGTAATGCGGAAAATAATACTCAAAAAATTCCCCGTAATTTTCGGGCTTCAAAAGGCGGGCAATTCTTTTTTCCTTTTCGGGCTTGGTTTCATCCGGGATTACTTGGGTCATTTCTTGGATATGCTCGCAGAAAGCTAGCCACTCCTCGTAATCTTTTTGGGAGAATTTTTTGATTTTATTGCTTAGTAAGTCTAATTCTTGCAGGTTCATAGTTTGTATTTGGTTAAAAGTTCACCCACGTAATCCTTTTGGTATTTATTCACCTTTTGCGAAAACTCTAAGTCAATCAATTTGAGCCAGTTAATAAAGTTTTTGAAATTTTCAATCACTTGACTGATGTTTTCACTGGCCGAGGTGTGGCGTTCAATGGCTTTGGATAGCATTGCGATTTCTTTGGCGTTGGTTTTCGCCGAATCTTTGGCGGATGATAATTCATAGATACGATTCCAGAGATTTACGATGGTCTGCTCTTTGGCCGAAGCCTTCATTTTAAGCATCTCTTCCCATTTGCCTTTTACCTTATTATTGTAGAAGGTTTTGGGAGTCCATTCTACCAGTTCGCAAATTTCCTCCTGACTAAGGTTGTCTTGCAAATATAACTGCAAGGCATAAGCCCTTTTTTGTTCGCGACTAAGTGCCATTGTTGATTTCCTTTTCTAAAAGTTTAATTTTTTCGGCCAATTCTCGATTGCGTTGGATGGCTATTTTTTTTGACTCCAAAGCTTCCATTTTTACTTCTAAAATGATAGACATTATATCTTCGTCATAAGATGAGCCTCCGGCAACTTTATAGACCTTCCAAGGACTAATAAAAATTTTACGCTCAGCGAGTTTCTCTAAAACTTTGGTGGTATAGCCACGCGGCAATCCATCTACTTTTTGAGCAAAATTAGCCATAAATAATTATGTTTATTAAGTGAGCAAAATATATCCAAAAACCGCCTAAATAATTCCAAAAATGCAAAAATTAGTCTAAAATATAAACTTTTACTTTGTATTATAAAATTTTGAGCAAAAATGTTTGAAGTACTGGCCAAAGCCAATAAACCAAAGCCCGAAGTAGATGTGCTGATGTATGGTACAATCAACGACTGGGGTAGTGTATCTAGTCGGGCGTTAATAAGCGTTTTGAGTGAATTGGCGAAAAAGTACGATGTAATCAATGCCCGGATACATAGCCCCGGAGGGATGGTGTTTGAGGCTGATGCTATTGGTAGTATTATCGAGAATCTAAAATCTCAGGGGAAAATTATCAATGCCTATATTGATGGGATGGCGGCCAGTGCAATGGCGGATTTAACCACTTATTTCTCGAGAGTATTTATAAGCAAATCCGGTAAAATGATGCTCCATCAAGCCAGTGGTAGTGTAAGTGGTCAAGCCCAAAAGTTTAGAAATGCGGCGGATTTGCTAGACACGGTGAATGATGGAATGGCGGAGAGATTTGCTGCTAAGACCGGCAAAGATAAAAAATGGGTGTTGGATAATTGGCTTGCGGTGGGTGTGGATAAATGGTTTAACGCCCAAGAAGCGATTAAAGCGGGTTTGGCGGATGAGCTAAGTAATGATCCAGCCAAAGTACCGGCTAACACGGAGGCGATGAGTGAGCTAGAGATTATAGCCCAATATAACGAAATTTTTAAACCGGCGGCTTTTGTAGAAAGCCCCAAAAACCAAAATACATTAATTATGAACCCTAAATTGGTTGCCTTACTAGGCTTATTAGGTATTGCCGCAAATATTCAGGCTAATGCCAGTGATGATGATTTGATTGCTTTGATTGAAAATGGCATCAAAGGTCAGAAAGCAAATCTGGATTCAATAAGTGCTCGCTTAAAAGTGCTAGAGGCTAAACAGGCTGAATTAGAAATGGCTGAAATCAATGCTTTGATTGAGGAAAAGAAGATTACAACCCAGCAAGCCGATGAATTTAGAAAAATGATTGACAAAGTAGGTGCGGAAGTAGTGAAAAATTTATTACATACTTTCCCTACCCCTAAAGACCTTGCTAAAGAAATTGAGACGAATAAAGTCAATTCTGAGGCTTCCAAGAAAGGAAATGATTTGCCCGCCAATAAAAAAGATTGGACTTTGGAAGATTGGGAGAAAAACGACCCCGCCGGATTAAAGGCGAAAATGAAGGCTGACCCGGAGTGGTACAATCAAATGTTTGCGGCTCAATACGGGGAGTAAATTAATCAAGAAAACAAACCAATAATAGCCCGCAAACCTTTGCCCAGAGGGTAGTTAGGCGGGCTTATATAAATTTTAAAATTAAAAAACATCTAATTTTTCTTATACGACGATGGAAGAAAGTTTTGTTGATTGGCCTTTTGGGGAGGCTGACGTATTTACCCCGACTGTGGCGGCTAATATTGCCCAAGCGGTTAAAAAGAGAAATAGCATCATCAATTTGGGGACTTTAGACCAAAATGTAACCCTTAATTTGACTTTGCACCCAGAATTAAAAAAAGGAGCTTTATTGACTTTGGTGGCCAAAAGCGACGAAACCGCCCGAGGTGTAACTTTGGGAACTGGTTTTTTGGGGCCGGCGATGGCAGGAACTATTAATAAAACCAAATCAATGCCTTTTGTTTTTGACGGTTCTAAGTTTGTGGCTACCAGTGTGGCTACCACTTTGGATTAGTTTTACTTTATTTTGACTTAAAGTACTGATAATCAATTGTTTAATTAAAAAGAAATATTCTTAAAAATGCCGATTACCCAACAATTACTCATCCAATTTAATCGGATGATAGAACAGAAGTTGTTTGAAAATAACTCTTTTGTAAAGGCGAGTAAAGATGATAAATCTAGCGGGGCTACATTAGGCTCTAATGCTGAAGCTGGCGTGCCCAGTAAAGTAAGTATTCCGCAAGAAGGCGCAAACGCTGAAGGCGGGGTGAGCCCAGAAAACTACCCTTTGCCGGTGCAAAATGCGTATGATGAAGTGCTGGAATATGAGGTGCAGTGGCACTTTACTTATCCCCGCCGAATAAGCCGCCCCGAGGATATGATGACCAATTATAGAAGTCGGGAGCTAGAGGTAAACAATCACGCTAAAGTGTTAGAGCGTCATTTTGCCATTACTTGTTTGCAGGCTTGGCTACCTACCCGCCTTGATAAAATGGTAAGAACCAGCGGGGGGAATCGGGCGGCTGCGACTAAGAAAAACCCTAATGCGACCGGTACTCGGAAAAAGCTGCAATTCGATAATATTATGCAGATTGTATCAATGTTTATCGAGGATGATGTGGACTTGCAAGGGGCTAAGGCTTTGGTTTCACCCGTTTTTTTAGTGGACTTGTTTCAGGATTTGAAATCAAGTGGGGCTTTTACTCCTTACACGACCTTGGAAACAGCGATGAAAATGCAATATGGGGTCATTGGAAAGTTACTTGATTTTGATGTAATGGTAAGAAGTTCGGCGGGGGTTTATACAAATGATAGCACGCCTGCACCTAAAAACTTGAGAAAATTTGTTTCAGAACCGACTGATAATCAAGGGATTTTGTTTTGGAGTCCAGATTTTGTTAGACGATTTGAGCCTACTGTTAGGTTTTTTGAGGATAACCGAAGCTCTACTTATCAGGCTGATCTAATTTCAAGCGGTGGCCACGGTGGAGCAGCCAAGGCGAGAAAAGATGAAGTGGGGGTGTACGCTATAGTACAATCTCACGGGGCTTAGCTTAATCAGATTTTAAATTTAGTTTAAATTATTTTCAGTTTGCGCAATAATGGAATTAATTGTTTGGTTTTTTGGGGCAATTGCCGCCCTTACTGGGGTGTACATTAACCTCAAACTCGAAATAGCTGTACTCAAGAATGAAAATAAGAATCTAAAAGAGCAGTTTGATAATTTCAAAAACAAAACTGAGTCTAATGAGTCGGAGTTAAAAAAAATGCTGGCCGAGTTCAGGGAGGAATTTCATCAATTAATTACAGAATTGCGCGAATTTAAAGCAAAGGTTTCAAATAATCGAAATAAAGCCGATTTAAAATGAAAGAATTTATCGTAAAAGGAGCCGTAAACTGGCGAACTACTCTGTCGGGGCTTTTATCAATCCTTTTGATTGTATTGGATATGATGGGCTTGCTGACGACTACTATTGTATTATGGTTATTGGGGGTTTTGGTTGGAATAGGATTAATCTTAGCCAAAGATGCAGAAAAGGTAAAAAACCGCGTGAAGTTAATTTTGCTCTTGGTTTTACCTAGTTTATCGTTGAGTTGTAGTCCTGAGTTTCAAAAATCGGTTCAAAAAAGTGTGGCCGATGCTCATTTGTATCAGGCGGTAGCTATTGCAAAAAATAAAGTGCCGGACAAAGAGATTAAAGCGGTGTATGATAAGGCTAACAATACATACACGTCTCAAGAGGATGATTTGGTAAAGTATGTGCTTATCAAGACCTCTGATAGCACTCAGACTATACATAGGCAGATTGATTGGATGTTTTTGTTTGGAATTATCCAAAAGGAAATACACGCCTTTATTGATAAGGGTTACTTAGTGATTGGTAAGCCGGAGGATAAAAAATCAGATAAAGATAAACCGGAAAAGCCTGAGCAACTTGGTAAAAAAGAGGATGATTAAACCTCCCCACATTTCTTATTTTATCCATTAAAAAAGTTTACGAAATGAATGTAAAAGGTGTAATCATTACAAAAGAACAACCCGAATTAGGGGTTAATTTGTCAGCCGATTCAGCCAGTGGCTTATTAGCCAATGGTTTGGCGGTATCCGGAAAGCTGGCTTTGGGAACGGCCTATAAGCTCACTTCCTTGAAAGATGCGGAAAACTTGGGCTTGAATGAAGCTTATGATACTGCTAATAATGTGGTGGTATATCATCACATCAAAGAGTTTTACTCGGAGGTAGGTTTTGACTCAGGCACTATTCTTTGGTTGATGGTAGTAGCGCAAAGTGTGGGTATCCATCAAATGGTGGATGTAGCAAACGAATATGCTAAAAAGCTTTTGAACGAAGCTGAGGGCGAAATATTCCAAATGGCCATAGCTCATAACCCGCTATTGACCGGCGGCTCTCCTTACACGCCTACTATAACCGCCGGGCTAGATGCTAATTTATTGGCGGCTATCCCCAAAGCCCAAGAGCTGGCAGAGTATGCCTTTGAAAAAATGTATCCCATACGCTTTGTTTTGGAGGGTAAATTTTTCAACCCGGCGGCGGTTGGTTTGCAACATTTGCGGGCTATTACGAATGTAAAAGCCCCGGCGGTAAGTGTGGTGGTAGGTCAAGATTATGACTTTGCCCATATTCAAGCCACTTTTAATAATTACGCGGCGGTGGGTACAGCCTTAGGAACTATAGCCAGAGCCAATGTTCACGAAAATATAGGCTGGGTGGGAGCTTTTAATTTGACAAGTACCGGCAGATGGACAAAGGCAGGATTCAGCAATCATCAATCAGTAATGAATTATGAAGATGACTGGTCGGTATTGGATGATAAAGGGTATATTTTTCCCATCAAATATTCTCGACAGAACGGATTTAGATGGAATGATGCCCATACCTGTACTCCGATTGAAATTGATGTGGATGGTACTATTAATGAATGTTATATTCATTATAGCCGGACAATTGATAAGGCGGCATTGCAAGTGTATGCGGCTTTGTTGCCGGATGTCAAATCACCCCAAGATGTGGATGATAACGGTAAACTGCCTTTGAGTGTAGTAGCTTATTTTAAAGCTAAAGCCGAAAAATCAATAGACTTGGGAATGACGGGGCAGTTTTCAGGCCGGACGGTAACGATTGATAAAAACTCCAATTTATTACCGCCTAATAGTGAGTTATTAGTGGGCTTAAAAGTTCAACCTTTTGGCGAAGCTAAAATCATTAAAGTACAATTAAAAATCTCAAAAACTTTATAATATGGCAGTTAAAGGCGCGTTCGGCTGGAATGATATGGATGTGGTATTGTTTGGCTCGGTAGCAGTACACATCACGCAAATGAGCTACAGTGTAACTCGAGAGAAAGCGAATGGCTATGGTAAAGGGAGTAAACCGGTACGTAGGTCAAGAGGCAAAAAGACTTATGAAGATGTTACGATGTCGTTGGCGATGTCGGAACTGCTGGCTATTCGTGATGCCTTGAAAGCTAAATACGGGGATGGTTTTGACCTTACCGATGTAGAGCCCTTTGATATAGCTGTTTCGTATGACAATGGCCAAAGGGTGGTAGTAGATGTAATCAAAGATTTTGAATGGACAAAAGATGGCGGCGGGGGAAGTGAAGGGGATCAGGATATTATCGTGGAGCTGCCGGGGATTTGTTCAGATATTCTTTTTAATCAAACAATCTAATGAAAGAAATTGATCAGGAATTATTAGCCCTTAATCTGGCAACAGAAGCGCAAATAACTGAGTGGGCTAGTAAATTTAAAATTTGTTGGGTGATAATACCTAAAGACAATACTTACAATGAATTTTTTAATTGCATTGTAAGAGTGCCGAATGAATACCAATTGAATGAGTATCTCAAAAAATTGGATAAATCGCCGATTGATGCAAATATTTTACTATTAAACAGTTGCTGGCTGGCGGGAGACGAGGAAATAAAAGGTGATGATTATGTAAATGCGGCAGTGTCGCAATTAGCGCAAACGGTTATAGGCCCGGATTCCATTTTGCTGGATTTACAAGAAAAACACGATGGCTTGATAAAAGTCAGTAAAGAGCTGATTGCCAACTGGAAAAAACAATACGGCAAAGTGTATTTGGTTAAAGTTCCCAAGGATGAAACTTATACCGATTTTTATTTTGCAGTTTTGAAAAAACCTATCAGGCAGATTATTAATCGCTATCTGGTGCAATCAGAAAAAGCCCCTTTTAATGCCTCTAAAGAAATTTTACGTTCGTTGTGGTTGGTCGGTGATGAGGAGATAAAATCTGATACAAAGTATGTATCTTCTTGCGTGAAAGCGATTGCTGAGATTATAATGGGAGCGTCAGGGAGTTTAAAAAAAATTTCATAGAGCAAAGTAAGCTAAGTTGGATAGAGGAGTGGGATGCCTTGATAAGTTATTATTTAAAGGTAGATGCCACAAGGCTATCTAGTCAAGAATGGCTTAGAGCGGCTAAAAAAATCGAGTGGCTAGCGGAAAAGAAACTTTTAGGAATTGAATTGAATGGCGAATCTGGAAGTTAATTTAAGTAAAAAGGACTTGCAAGTTAATCTAAGAGATAGATTAATGAAGGCTTTTGGAATTAGCGGAAAAGAATATTTACTACCGGATTCACAAAGTCTTAATCAACTCAAAAAGCAACTATTAGGGGAGAATAAGACTTTTAGCCCCAGTTTAGACGCTGTAAGTGTGCTTGAAAAATCCCCTGATTACATCAGCCCAATGTCGGTTTTTGGCACGCCTTTGTTTGATGAAATAGAACTGCAGTCTTATAACGGCGGTTTACTATACGCCTTTGATTATGACCCGATTGTAGATTTAAGGCGGCGAAAAAAAACAACAGAAACCGTGCTGAGTTCGGGTGATTCAGTAATAGAGGTGGCCGGAGTAGAACCTGTGGATATTACGATTAGAGGGGTGCTGTGGAACCCGGCAGGTAGTTTTCCGGAGCGTGAATTGAGTCGATTGATTCAAGTGTTTGAAACGGATACAGTTTTTAAAGTAGTAAGCAGATTGTTTAATTATCATCGGATTAGCCATATTTATATTAAAGAGTTGGACACCCCGGCTCTGGAAGGATATGAGGATACTCAACCCTTTGTAATTACGGCTAGATCAATTAAACCATTTAGTTTGATCATTCAACAAAACTTAATTCAATAACAGTAATTTAAAATTTATGAAAAACAAAATCACTTTATGTATTATGCTATTTGCATATCACGTCCTGAGTTGCCAAGTAACAATCGGACAAATCCAATTTGAGGCGGTTGCCAAAGTTCAGCAAAAGTCTTCGTGGAAAGAATTAACCGATGTAGCCGAGATTGAGTTACCGAAGGAGTACAAATTTGAGGAAAAATTAGTGCGAGATTATATCAAGCGGGGGCAAAATGTAAGAATTAAGCTGGGCTATGATGGTAATTTGCTTCGGACATTTGAAGGCTTTGTGCGAGAACTGGAAGGTAATATTCCTATTAAGGTTCTTTGTGAAGATTATAGTTATTTGCTCAAACAAAACACCCTTAACAAGTCATACGCAAAAACTAACCTGAAAGAAGTGGTGGGATTTATTACACAAGGTTTAGGCTTTGATTATCAGGCGATTGATATTGATTTAGGTAAGTTTAGTATTCAAAAAGCCAATGCCGCTCAAGTCTTGCAATTTATCCGGGATAATTATGGTTTGGTGAGTTACTTTAGACACAATCCTACTAATGATAGCAAGCCGGTTTTGATAGTTGGCTTTCCTTATGATTTTAAACCGGATACCGAAAGAACTATTTTTGATTTGCAAAAAAACATCGTCAGCCATAACCTTAAATATAAAGATAAGGAGGATATGAAGTTGAGGATTAAGGCGATATCCAACTTGCCGAGCGGTAAAAAAATAGTGGTAGAAGTAGGAGAAAAAGGCGAGGGCGTAAATGTGCAAACGCGTAATTATGGGGCTTTGGACAAAACAACGCTTGAAAAATACGCCAACCAAGAACTCAAGAAAGTACGTTTTGATGGATATAGAGGCGGGCTGACCTCTTTTGGAATCCCAGCGGTAGAACACGGCGAAACTATTGAGCTGCTAGATGCTGAGTATCCGGATAGAAGAGGGGCTTATTTGGTGGACGCTGTGGGTATTGATTTTTCAGCAAGTGGCTACCGGCGTACAATTGAGATTGGGCAAAAGGTTTAACAATGAATTTATCGGATTTAATCTGGAAAATCATTCAAGATAAGTTTCCGGTTTTGATTATAGAAGGCAAAGTGGTATCGGTTGATAAGCAACAAGATACCTGCACTCTAAAGCCTGAGGATGATAGACCGGAAATTTTTGACGTTCGCTTGTGTGCTATTGTAGATGATATTACAAATAAGCTGGTAATATACCCCAAGCCGGAATCTTTGGCCTTGGTTTGTTTAATTGAAAATAATCAAACCGAGGCTTATTTATTGGCGGCAAGTGAAGTGGAGGAGTTTCATTTAAAGGCTGATAAGATAGTTTTTAATGGGGGGCAATTGAAAGGATTACCCAAAGTGGAAAGTGTTAAACAGCGTTTAAACTTAATTGAAGACAAAATTAATGCGATTATTAGCTGGGCTAATACACACGTTCACGCCGGAAACGGGCAGCCGCCGACTGCAATTTTTTCGGGCGGTAATTTGAATACTACCAATTTGACAGACATTGAAAATCCTGATATTTTACAATAATGCAAGATATTTTGCTGGCCGATAATCTTGATCTGCTGATTGAAGGGGGAGATTTTGTGGTAGGTGAGGCTGATGAACAAAATGTGCAATTGATTTTGTATGCCGCTACCGGAGATTTTAGAGAAAACCCCGAAATAGGAGTGGATATAGAGGCGCATATCAAAGCCCCTCGTTTGGAGGCTTTAAAAGCCTCTATAATTGAAAACCTGCAAAATGACCGCTATTTTATTGAGTCTCTGCAAATCAATGAGGATTTGAGCCTAAATCTAAAAGTAAATGCCAGAAGATTATAAAATTATAGTAAACGAGGGAAGAAACCCTGTTGATATAGCCTTGGGAGCTTTTGGTAGTGCAGAGGCGGTGGTTGATTTGATGTTGAGTAATCAACTCAACTTAGACTATGAAACCCAAGCCGGGGATGTGCTTGATATACAAGCCAAATATATCAGGCAAATAGACCGGGTAAGTTTTTTTAAAAATAGAAATATTGTAATCAATACTGGGGTGAAATATGATAGTTTGGTATTGATTACAGTTGATTTTGATGAGGTAGATTTTGACGAAACCGACTTTAATTAATATAAAATAAAATGGCAAAAAGTAAGCTCACTCTTAGCAATGAAATAACTACCACCGTCAAGAGCAACGGCGGGTCTAATCCTTTGAAAACAAAAGGTATAGAGTTGAGACAAAGGCTACTGGATGTTGTGGATGCTCTTGTTCATATTGATGTTTTTAATGATTTATTTGCTGGCGAGACTGGAGGAAAAAAACAGATTGATTGGGCGAATGTGATTAATAAGCCTAGTGTAGTGTCTTCAGCGGAAAATGGGCTTAATAAGAATGGGGATAATTTGAAGTTGGGCGGTTCTTTAGTTGAAAACACAAACATCAACGGGGCTTTTGACCTCAATTTTGGACAAACTACCCCTTTAAATAATTTCAAGATAGGTTTAGATGCAAGTGCTTTAGGAGAGTTTTCGGTGATTACTGATGATGTGTCTAAAGCCTATTTCAGCCTTACGCCTTCACAATTTTTAGTCGCTAGGCAGGTTGATAGAAATAATATTCTTTCTGGCGGTTCAAGGTTTAATGTGAGTGATGTTGAAATAAGAATGCTGAAGTATGGAGCATCCGGTAATATTTTTTCTAATTTTTATTTAGGAGATATAGCATTAGGAGATCCTTTAGCAATTCCTACAATCGGCTTAGGTATAGGCTATTATGATGGAGTGTTTTTTAGAACCAGAGCTGCTGTTTTTAATGAAAAAGGGTGGAATTATACAACCGATTTTAGTGCTAGTTTTGGTACACTTTCTATTCCGCACGTAGGCTGGGTAAATACACAATTAGCGGGAAAAGCCAGCACTTCTCATACGCACACAATTGCAAATATCACTAACCTTCAAACTACCTTAGATGCCAAAGCCGATTTGGTCGGCGGTGTTATCCCTACTTCGCAAATTCCGGCGGTTGCTATTTCAGAGTTTTTAGGAACTGTTGCCAACCAAACGGCAATGTTGGCTCTCAATGGACAAAGGGGTGATTGGTGTATTCGTAGTGATAATAGTATGACTTATATACTAGTTGCTGATACACCAAGCAATCTGTCATCTTGGCAAGCTATTTCTTATCCTAGTGGGGGTGGAAGTGTTACCAGCGTAAATGGACAAACCGGGGTAATCGTGCTGGGTAAAACGGATATTGGCTTGGGTAATGTCGATAATACTTCGGATGTTAACAAGCCTATATCTACGGCTACGCAATCAGCTTTAAATGCTAAAGAAAATACTATTTCAGTAGGCACAACTGCTCAATATTGGCGAGGGGATAAATCTTGGCAATCATTGGCCACGGATGTTAGAAGCGTTGTTTTGACAGGATTTAGCTCATCTAATTCAGCGATAATTGCTACGGATTCTATTTTGTCCGCTTTTGGAAAAGCACAAGGTCAAATTGATAATAAAATAGATAAATATATTCAGACCGCAAATTTGCCTACTCCCTTAACATTTACCCAGAATGAAGAAATTGGCAAAACCACCCCAGTCTCAGGAACAAGTATTGCTTTTGCTTTTGATATGTCAGGAGCTATTGCAGGAGTAACAAAAAGAGTGTATGTCAATCCTTCTACCAATTATCCCACTTGGACTACTACGGGATTATCCGTAGATTGGGAAGGATCAGAAACCATAGAGCTTGATACAGTAAATATTGTGGAAATCGAGAGTATTAGCTCAACGAAAATTAAAATCTCTGTAAAAAGAATTAATTCGATTAGTCTTGATGGTACAGTTTCTCTCACCGGAGTGGATGTTCTGAATCAAGGAGCAGGATTGCAAAATCTTTTGGTTGAAACGGATGATTTTGCTTCATTTGTCCCAGATGTGAAAAACCCAGCAGGGTTCACTTTAGCAGTTTTTGAGTACCAAGTATTGCAGGCCACAAACTCCACTGGTGGTTCTCAGCAAACACTCACTGCTTGGACAGTTTCTTTACCGGCAAAGCTTCCTACTTTAAGTTTAGGGTTCGATTATACAAAACTTCAAGTAAGAATCAAGGTATTAGGAGGTTTGACTTACACTTTTGATGGTTCTTGGCAATCGGTTATTAAAATTGGGGCAAACTTAGCTGTTAATTCTGCCGAAAACACTTTCCCGGGGACAGGTATTCCTAGTAATATGCAGGTTACCGATGCAACCAACAATACCTCGACAATACTAACGGGGCCACGAAGGTTGCAAGTTACCAGAACCAACTCTTCTGGCACAATGGGGGCACAATACAATGGTATTACAGCTATCAATACACTCTATTATGGGCGGGTTCGGGTTGTTAATAATGCAGCCATGGCTATCCGGCATACCGGTTCACAGTTTGCGAATGGAGAAAAACCAGTAGCTAATGGTGGTGGCCAAGCTGTAACAGTGCGGTTCTTAGACAGTACGGGAGGCTTGACGGGGGCTTACAGAGTGATTACCACCGGTAATGTAGCTCAAAACGAATCCTTTATATTAGAAGAAATGGTTTTACACGCTGCCACTTTGCCAAGCTAATTAATATACTGATAATCAACTGTTTAACCTAATTATAATGATGAAAAAAATAATTTTAAGTCTTTTATTTTCCTTTTGGATAGTAGCTGCATTTGCCCAAACAAGGCAAGTAGTAGTAAGCCCCAATGGCAATGACAATAATACTGGCGCATATAGACAACCGTATTTAACTTTGAATAAAGCTCAAGCCAGAGTAAGGGAGCTAATAGCGCAAGGTTATAAGGGGAAGATTGAAGTAATCCTGCGGGCGGGTACTTACAATTTGAGTAATACCCTGATTTTCAATAATCAAGATGTTGGGTCAGGGGTACAGATAGAGTGGAAAGGAGCATCCAAAGAGAATGTATATATCACCTCTTATGCAGATGCCACCAGTTGGGTATTGAGCGGAGTTGTAAGCAATCAGCCCGGTGGGAGTGCAGGCAAGCTATATGAATATAATACTACCGGTCAGCCTTTTTCCGGGTTTCTAATCAGTCCGACTAATTCTCTCCTATATCATTCAATCGATGCCGGATGGACTCCTGCTTATGACGATAATACCAATCCAGCTAACCTCAATACTTTGCATTTCCCATCGGGGAAAATTCCGAATGCTAATCTGAGCGACATCTACGTTAGCATCACGCCCCGGGTGGCTTATATGTTTAATGTGCTCAAGGGCTTTTCTTCGGTCAATACCGGCACTAATACAGCCGTCACCTCGGTTCCGGCCAGTGCCTTTATGACGCAGATTTACTCTTATTACCGCACTGACAAAACAAAAACAGCCTATTTACATAATTGGATTGGCAATATTACCCAAAACACCTTTGTTTTTAATAGTACCACCAATCGAATATACCTTTGGCCAAGTGGCGACATAAGCCCCAATGCCAAAGCCTACAAAATCCCCAAGCTAGTCGAGTTCATACGAGTAGAAGGCAGTAGCCCCTCCAACCCTGTTAAGAATTTAAGTTTCACTAATCTTAAATTTAGATGGGCAAATGCCTACTATTGGGTAGATGCCGACAAAGGAGGGCTACACGATTTCCACCTCGTGGATGCTAATGACGCCATAATGAAACTCAAAAATGCCGAATCTTGCAGAATTCAAGATTGCGTTTTCATAGATTCAGGGGCGAGTGGACTTAGGCTGGATGGACACTGTAGAAATATAACGGTCAATTACTGTGAATTCAAAAATCTCGGCGGTAATGGGATTGTAGTGAGTGATATTGATATTTCATTAACTCGTAGAAGTCGCAATAATGTCATTACCAACAACTCAGTAGATAATATTGGCTGGCTACATCAAGGCAGTAGTGGGATTGCCATTTGGCAATCAGGCTACAACCAAGTAAAATGGAATGAGCTTAAAAACTGTCCAGCCAATGGTATCTCCATTTGCTCCGGCAGATCCTTTCATTTCAATGCCAATTATCAAACCAGAAGGGAGGTCGGCAAAGCCATTGTAAGGCCAGAAGTGCCGATTGTAGATGCTTGGGAGCCTATTATTAGGTTTTTATCCTCTAGTTATAATGATATTAGCTATAACAAGCTAAGTAACATTACCTATTCCGGGCGCATCAATGATACCAATGGCATATATATCAGCTCTTGCGGGTACTATAACCGCATTACTTTTAATTATATCAAAGATTGCCTAGGCCCCGGCACTTGGGGCGGCATTCGCACGGATGACCAAACGCGATTGGCTACGATAGAAAACAACATTATCCGCAATCACGCTTATGTAGGAATCACCATTAAGCATGATAACAATAAATATAATAATAACTTCATTCTTGATTTAAGAAGTATTCAAAAAGCTGATGCTTCTATATTAGATGTTTTCGGTTATCTCAATCCGGCACAGGAAAATTATTATTATAGCCAAGCCAATAGAAACATTATTTATCACCTTGAGTCTGGGAAGCAACCAGCACTTTTGAAAGAAGATAATGCTTACGCTAATTGGTACTTAGAACTACAAGCCGACTACAACCTCTATTATCCTAATGCAAGTTGGGTAAGCAATCAAAACAACGCTGACAAAACTCTAGGATTAGACTTGAATAGTGTTGTAACAGGGGCAAGCATATTTACCGATTACAATAATGAAATATATACCTTTCCGAATGGAAGCCCAGCTTTAGCTTTGGGGATTAACCCAATCAATGTCTCCTTGATAGGTATAAGACCAAAAAATTAAGAACTAAAATTTAAAATCAAAAATTATGAAAGTTAAAAACCTTAGTTTAGAAGATGCGCTGAAAGCTTGTAATGTTATTAATCTACTTGCCCAACAGTTTACCTTTAAAGCCTACTTCTCCTTTCAAATTCTGCAAATCAGAAAAAAACTGAATGCTTTACAAAAAGATTATTATGAGCAAAAAAAAGACTTGTGGCTAAAATATGGCTATAATGAAACCACAAATTTTAAAAATTTGGTGGGCACCAAAGAGCTCGAGGAGATGGAAAAGGAACACGATGAATTGCTCAAAACCAACATAGAGATTCACGGTACTCCTGAATTAAAATTAGAAGGCTTTGGAGACGCACAAATACCACCAGTGTTTCTTGAAGTTTTAGAGCCTTTCCTGAGCATTGAAGAGGTGTAAGTAACAAATTAAAAGTTAAAAAATGGCTAGAACCGTCAATGAAATAAAGCAGGCTATATTGACTCAAAAGTCATTAGAGCCTGAATTATCCGGATTAAATTCTACTAGCTTAGTGGCTATTTGGAATTTGTGGGCGTATATCGCGGCTGTGATTATCAATGTATTGGAGCAGATGTGGGATTTGTTTCGAGCTGAGGTGCAGGCTAAAATAGATGCTTCGCGCTGGGGAACGGCTCGTTGGTATGTTGAGATAGCTAAAAAATTCCAATTAGGTGATAATATAGAGCAATTACCGGATAATCAGCCCTATAGCGTAATTGATCCCGAAAAGCAAATCGTAACTCGGGCGAGTTTTAGAGAGGGTGCAGGGGTACTTACTTTGAAAGTTGCCAAAGGCGATGTGGATAACCCCGAGGCTTTGTCAGTTGGGGAGAAATCGCAATTTGAGGCTTACATTAATAAGATGAAGGCGGCAGGTACAGAGGTGAGCGTGGTAAGTTTGGAGGCTGATCAATTGCGTATTACGGCCAGTATTAGTTATGATGCTATTTATACGCTAATAGATATACAGGCAGATGTGGAGCAGGCGATTCGTGATTTTCTATTTATCATACCTTTTGACGGTGTTTTTTACAAAAACAAGCTTATTGAGGCGATTGAAGATGTGGAAGGAATCATCAATGTAAATGCTGATACTGCCGAGTTGAGAGCCGTGCAAGGGGCTAACAATGTGCTTGTAGGCTCAACCTACATTACCGAAGCGGGTTATATGGAGTTAGATTTGGCCAATTCAAACATTACCTATATTGCTTGATGAATAATTATAATTGGGATATTACGAAGCTCATCACTTGGCTCTTGCCTAGTCTATTACGAAAGCCCAAGCAAGTGGCGTGGTTAAGGGCTTTGTTGTGGCCGGTGAATCAATTACACGGGCAGTTTGTCGAGTTTATAGATTATAAACGCTACGAGCTAGATTTTACCGGGCAGGTGATTAGTTTAGAGCGTTTGTTGAATGATAAATATGACAATACGCTGAGGCGGATTTTCATCAATGGGTTTCCGCGCCCCCGGCGGTTTGTGTTTAGGGATGGGAATAATTTGATTAATTATGATAAGCCTTATATTTATCGGGATGGTTCAACCGTACCCAATCGGGAGGGTTTTTTCTTATTTGCCGGAACTGGGAGCCTGAATGTTTCCTTTATTATCAATATTCCTAATGCCTTGACGGTCAATGAATTAGAATTGAGAGCATTGGTCGATAAATATAAATTGGCGGGCAAATATTATACAATTGAATATTTTTAAATATGAAAGAAATTATATTAACCGACCTCGGCGATGGTATCGAGCTGATGGACGATGATTTGGGGGCTTTGCAAATAACTTTGCAAGCCATTCAAGATATGTTTGGGCAATTGTCTGCCGCTTTTATTGTATCGGGTTGCGTGGTAAGCGGTGTAGCTCCGAATAATAATGTTTCGGCAGGGGTAGTCTTCATTGACGGGAAGTTGAGGAGTTTGCCCGCGCAAACTGGCCTTAATTTAGGTTCAACCAGATTTATTGTAGCTGATACTGATGTGGATGAAATAGACCGTGCCTTGTTTTTGGGAGGCACACAAAAGCGTTTTAGCGCAAAACGCGCCAAGATTCAAGACAATCCTCCCGGTGGGGGCTTGCAAAGCATTGGTATCTCGACCACTACTGAGGGGACTAAATTATTTGAAGGTTTGGTGTATAAAAAATCCACCTTAGATTCTTTATTAAATGCGGATTGGGTGTCGGCGGGTATTAACGGTAATTTTTCTTCGCTACCTACCCAAGACATAGACTTTGAGGTGAAAAAGAAGGATGGAATAGTTTTTTTTAGAGGTGGAATTATCAACTCATCAGGCAATCAACTGGCTTCCGGCACGACTGCTTTTACCTTACCGGTAGGTTATAGACCAAGCGGGGCGCGGCAGTTTAATCTAATTACTGAAAACGGCACAAAGTTCGCTAACATTGTGATTGGGAGTAATGGAGTCGGGGTGATTAATTTTTACAATGCAGGGGGCGGTCAGAGTGTGGTGATAGACCCGAATTATACTTTTTCTTTTGAGGGTTGTCATTTTTCTTTATAATTTTGCAACCTTCCTATAATTAATTCGTAAAAAAGGCCATTAACAAAGATTTGGGTTTTGAAAGACATTTGAAGTATATTTTAAATGCCTTTTAAAGCCCATTCAATTTTTAAAGCCAAATGCGAAAAATACATATTGACGAAGTGAAGATTGTTGATGAGATTAGATTGCCCGCCGGAGACGACCCAGTAATTACCCAAAAAACATTCACCTTTTCATTTCAACAAGCCAGAGAAGTGGATGAGGCAATCAAGAAGGTTAAGAAGAAAGGGGTTTTGGGCGATGGAGTCAATAAAAACAGCAATGGTAACGCCTTACATCAAATTATAAAAGAATGGGCGGAATCAGCATAAAGGATATAAAAATATATCGCATTGACCGAAAAACGGCTAATGAATTTGTGCAAGCGCATCATTATTCCGGCAAAGTTTGCCAAAACAGCAATTTGCATTTTGGCTGTTTTTATGAAGATTACCTGCACGGTGTGTTAAGTTTCGGCAGCCCCTTAGATAAGCGGAAAGTGATAGGTTTGGTTAAAAATACCCGATGGTATGACTTTATAGAGCTTAACCGAATGGCTTTTGATGATTTTTTGCCCAAGAACTCCGAAAGTAGGTGTATAGCTATTGCCATTAGATTGATTAAAAAGCATTGCCCGCATATTCGTTGGATTTTGAGTTTTGCCGATGGGACTCAATGTGGAGACGGCACTATTTATAGAGCATCAGGATTTGTTTTAACGGGTATTAACCCTAATAAAAGTATAATGGTGATGCCGGATGGAGAAAAAATTGTGCAAACAAGCCTGACTGCTAATGTAACTCAGAAAAAGTGCCGGGAAATAGCTTTAAAATATGGCTTACCTTTGGATGGCAGCACATCATTAAAGAAGTATTTTGAAATTGGGGCTAAAAAGATGGAAGGTTATCAACTTAGATATATCTACCTTATAGATAAAAAAGCTGAATTAAGTGTGCCTGTTTTGCCTTTTGAGAAAATAAAAGAAATGGGCGCAAAAATGTATAAAGGCGAGAAAATGAATTAATCATACGCGGGTGTAGCTTAAAATAGAGTGCCGAATTTCCATTTCGGAGGCGAGGTTTGTAACCATCCACCCGCTCAAATACTTGTATTATTTCGAGATATTACTCTTTAAATCGGTTTTAAAAAGTTTATTTTTTGATTTTTAGTTTATATATCCAGATTCTTTTGTCTGATTAACTCCCAAGTATCTAAATTAAAAGCACACAAATGACCTAATTGATTGAAATCCAAGCGTTTATGAGGTTTGTTATATACACAACCATTGTCTAAGCAAATTATTTTTTGTTTTTGAAGAATCATTTTTTCAATTTCACTGATATTTGTGGGGTGGTGCCCGACTAATAGAGTTTTATTTTCTAAATAAATAGCCGCTGAATCAGTTTTTCCTACTTCTAACATCCCTATCCAATCAGCAAAAGGCTCGGCTAAATGAAATCTGAATCCGGCGTGAACCAAAAAATAATCTTGCAATTCAATATAATAGGGCATTTTTTCACAAAAATCAATATAAACAGACTTAACACGACCATCGTCAGCCATTAATTGAGGAGATTTATTCATTTTTGCTACAAATAGCCTTAACATTCTATCATTATAATTTTGCTGGGCGTATAAAAGATTTTCTTCGTGATTGCCCCGTAAGGTAAATAACTGATAACCATTGACTTGCAAATCCATCAGATAATCCAATACTAAATGGCTATGTGGGCCTTTATCGATATAATCGCCCAAAAAATAAATATGATCATTCTGACAAATGCTTAATCTATCCTCTAAAAGTACTTTAAGTGTATAAAAACAACCGTGAATATCACCGATTGCCCATCTTCGACCATTTTTAGGTGGGGTTATTTTTAAAAATTTAGGAGCGTTATGCAT